GGTGCGAGCCGCTCGTGTACGCGCTCCACCCGCTCGCGCCGGAGGAGGCGCTGCTGGCGAGCGACGAGCCGCTCGCCCTCGATGCGCCCGCCGCCGCGCCGAGGCCGCGCGCGTAGTTCGAACCGGCGGAGCTGCCGGTGCCGCCGAGGGCACCGGGGGAGGAGGAGACGCCGGACTTGGCGTTGCTGGCCAGCGAGCGCGCGTTGGCGTTGGCGCTGCCTGACGCGGAGCCGATTCCGCTGGCGAACAGCGAACCGGCCGATTTGCCCGTGCTGGATGCGTCGCCGGGCGCAGGGGCGATGCCGCCGGACAGGGCCGCGCGCAGTCCTGCGGCGTTGCTGGATGTCTGCGGCGTGTTGTCGGCTATGCCCTGCGCGAAGCCCGCTCCTGCGGAGTTGCCCGTCGCGGATGCGTCGGCGGTGGCGGTGGAGATGCCGCTCGCCAACGCTGCCGCCAGCGCGGCCGCGTTGCCCTCGGTCGGTGCGCCTCCGGTCGTGATGCCGCTGGCGAACAGCGCGCCCGCGAGGGTTCCCGCGTCGGAGCCGCCCTGCTTTGCCTCATCGAGGCCGCCCACGGCTTCCCTGGCCTTTGCCGCTGCCACGTCGTAGGTGTCGCCCTGGGCGAGCGCGTTGGCGAAGGCCGTCACGGCGGCGTCTCCGGCGATGCCGTAGTCGTCGCAGTTGCGCTTGAACTCCTCGAGCGTGGAGCCGGTGACCTGCTGGGCCGCGCCGATGGCGCTCTGCGCGCCCGCGCTTAGGCCGCTGGCCCAGTTGTCGGCCGCTGCCTGCCCCTCGGTCTTGCACTTCACTCCCATGTCGCCGAGGGCCTTGATGATGCTCCCGGTGGTGCCGTCCCACGACGTGGCCAGCTTGACCAGCTGCTCGTCGTTCAGGCTCTGGAAGTCCTCGACGCTGATTCCGGCGTTTTGGAGGTCGTCGCAGAACTGCCCGATGT